CCGCGAGACGCTAATTTCTCATCTAATTCGTCAAGTAACTCTCCTCGATTTTGATGGAGAAAAATTTCTCTTTGATAATTATCTATTTTACTATCTATAACGAGTTTAACATCTTTTGTATAGTCAACCCATGATAATCCTGATTGTAAAACTTCTAATTCCAAAGGGCAGACTATTTTACCGAGTTCATCATGATACCTAAACGTTCGTTTCAAAAAAGAAACTTCCGTTATATCTTGAAATTCATTTTCAATTGGGTTCTTCATAGAGTCGGTAAACCCTAAACCCAAAGATTCAAAGTACTCTCGCATCGTAATTGCATTCAACAAATCATGATGACGTCTAATAGAGTTGAGTTTATCATCTCCATATACGAAATCAGTAACATCGTTGAAAAACTCATAAATTTGAGGTACTCTACCTAACTTCAACATTTGACGATAATACCATCCTGCCGTATACATCCTATTAATTAAACTATTAAAAATTGCTGTTAAAAAATGGCCTGAGGCTAATGAATGAGTTGTTAAATATAAGTCATCCAACATAATTACAAGCGAATGTATCAGACATTCCAACACAATAGCTGCTACTTTTGGTTTATGGCCTTTATACTTTTCCATCACAGTTTCAAACAATGCTCTTTGAAATTCAGGAACCATTCCCTTATCCCACTTAGCAACATCTCCTGCAAAAATTTTTCCTTTTTGCAGCTGTGCATGAATTTTAGGCCACTCTTTTATCGGATTTATCCCTACCATAACTTGATTAAAATCACGGAGGGATAACACAGATTCCACAAATTTACCAAAGTATCTCTTCGATAATATTTGTTGAATTATAGTTCCTACTCTAAATGTTCGTGGTACTCCTTCTTTAGAATTATTTCTAACTTCATCTTTAGGAGTCTCTACCCAAAACAATTTTTGCCAATCCAATTCAGTCATATCACCGCTTTCTACTGCGTTTTCAAATTTTTCGATTTCTTCTCGACAAAAAGCTGTCAAAGTTCCTTTCTCAAAGTCTATATACGTAGATTTATCAGGATAACACGCAAATCCGTTTGACGAATCTTTGTTCAAACCGTTTAATAAATCATTACCTTTAACGACTTGATCCCAAGGAAGATCACCGAAATCTTCAAACATCTTATCGACTGCCTGAGATGCAAAGTTTACTTCTTCTAACGGTGGTTTCCCTGGAACTGCAAAAGCTGATTTGCCAACTTCTTTAACCGTAAATCTTCCGAATTTATCTAATTGGGCTGGTGATCTATTCACGGGGTACATCCCATGTAACTTTGAAGGCCCTATATTTGATTTAGTGATAGC